GGCGAAAATGGTCGTGGTATCCATGTAGGTGAAGAGTAATTAAATTAATTCTTGAAACAACTAACTAACACTCTAAACCTTCTACAAATCCCACTCACATTGTCTGATCATTTCGACGTGCCTGCGGATGTGGGCTGATCTGAGTCTAGCTGATCTGATGGCATTGTCAACCGCGGCGACAGTTGTTCGGCGCATCGCGGAATTTCTGGTTCTTTGTTTGGTGTTGCTGCCAGTTGGCACGTAGTGAATGGGTGAGGCTGAGGTGGCCTCAACAATGGCAGCGGTTCCGTTCCTCAGGAACATGCTGACGACTGGAAGGAAAGTCTCGGCCAAGCCAAGCACGGTTCCGAGGAGTTCCTCAAAACCACGCTTTTCATCACCGAACCCGACGACCAGGTCAGCTTCGAAGGTTTCCGGGTTGCGTCCTGAGTTCGACGCCCCGACTTGATTGACGAGATTGGCAATCAATGGCAGACCGCCACCTTCGGCAGCTTCGAGAACGGCAACGGCGGGAGTGGTGTCCGATGGCAATTGGCTCCAGACCATTGCATGTTGGGAATCATCGATTTGCGGAATGAGGTCGATGTTGAGCATCTCGATAGTCCTGTTCTCGGTGAAAGCAACGCGGACAAGCCAGGGTTCGTTGATGTCATTGTCGTACATAGGCTTGTCGAAAAGGAATTGCTGGTCTTGTTCGAGAGGTGTTTGAAGCTTGCAATCGATGATGACGTTGTTGTCGATGATTCTGCAGTTGGATTCGGCTTCATTGAAGCCTTCGACGTAACACTTAAGGTTAGCTCCGGCTCTCGAAGCGTAAAGAATCAAGCTGTCTTCCGCTCTCGGTTTCTGAGGATTGATCTCGGTTCCATCAGCTTGATCGAAAGGGAACTGGAATTGGATTCGTTCGAGGAACATGGAGACACGATGGCTTCGGTCGTCGTAAGCTCGTCCCTGCTCGGGGTTTGAGTTGACAACGTAAAAGTTCCTGTTGGTAAGGCCGAAAACGTCATTGTAGCCGACTTTCATGTGTGCAACTTCACCTTCTTTCGACTGGAG